CTGGATTTCGCGAACGGCGGCTTCCTCGGCAGCGGTGCGCGGGTCCGAGGTCTGGTCGAGGTAGCGCCCGAGCGGGCCCTGGTTGCGGCGTTCCAGCCCTTCCATCTCGGCGGCCTGCCGGTCTGCAAGGGCAGCGCGAGCGGCCGCGGCGTCGGCGATACGGCCCTCCGCGATAGCCTGCTCGAGCAGGCTGCGCTCGATTTCCTGCTGGATGGCGAGCGCGCTTTCCTCGAGGAACCGGCGCTCATCCAGTGTGTCGGCGACCGACGCCCGGGCAAAGAGCGCGTCGGCTTCAAGCGCGGCCTGGTCGTTGGCCTGGCGCATCGCCATGATCTGCTGCTCGACCTCTGCCTCGGCCCGCCGCCGCTCCACAGCCTGCCGTCGAAGGCCTATCTCCTCGGCGAGCAAGCGGGCGCGTTCGTCGTATTCCTCCTGCGTCAGGTCGCCGATCCGCCTGTCGGTATTGAGCTGAGAGAGCCGGGCAGCCTGTTCGACCGCGAGTTGCTGGATTTCGAAGCGAGCGATGTCGTCCGCCGCCGTGGCGAGGGCGGCGCGAGCTGCGATGATGTCGTCTTGCAGAGCGAGCAGGTCGCGCTGTTTCGAGCCTTCCTCGCGGATCGCAGCAACGCGCTCGCGTTCGGCACGGGATGCGAGCGCCGCTGCCGAGGAACCCCGCCGAGTAGAACCGCCGCCGCCCCCTGACGCTACCGGGATCGGCCGTGCCCCGGCTTGCGACACAGCCCGGAGCGCGGCCGTGATGGGGCCCGGGTTGCTTGCCCTGCGGAGTTCTTCACGGCGCTGGTTGGCGGCCTCGCGTTGCGCTGCGTCGAAGCGAGCCTTCAGGTCCGAACGGCGTGGCTCGATGCCCCAGAGCGCCTCGTCGATCCATGAATCGATGCCCACGCCGGGCGGGTTGAGCCAGTCCCGCATGGCGTCGATCTCGCCCAGCGTGTTGCTGATCTGCTCGCGCAGGCTCAGGCTTTCGAGACCGATCTGCCCGAATACCGACCGAGCACCTTCGAGCATGGGCTGGAAAATGTCGCCCAGCGCCTCGAATGTGCTGCGAATCTCGATGCCGGTGTCTAGGGCATCCTGCTCCATTTCGGCGAACCCGCGCGAGCCGTCGGTGAAGAAGTTGGCCAGCATCTGCGAGAAGCCGCCGCCGCGATCGAAAGCGCTGAAGGTGATCGTCGCAGCGTTCTCGATCTGCTGCATCGCCTGTTCGAACGTCACCGGCAGTTCGCGGAACTCGGCGTCGATCTGGCTCGTGAACTCCCGGTCGGTCAGCGCACGGATGAGCTTGTCGGCGGTGAGGTCGCCCTCCTGGCCCATCGCGCGTAGCTGGCCCACGGTGACGCCGAGGCTGTCGGCGAGCAGGCGGGCGAGGCGAGGCGCGTTTTCGAGGACCGAGTTCAGTTCCTCGCCGCGCAGGGCGCCGGATTGGAGACCTTGCAGGAACTGCCGCAGACCGCCAGCCGCCTCTGCCGCAGAGGCGCCGCTGATCTGGAATGCCTTCGTGACGGTCTCGGTGGCCCGCGCCGACTGCTCCTGCGTGATGCCGAGTTGCAATGCGTTGCGCTGGAAAGTCGAATAGAGCTGCGCCGTGGCGCCGAGCTCCGACCGCGTGTCCATCGCAATCCGGCGCACGTCGTCCTGTGCCTGCGCGAAATTGCCGCTCTCGCGCGTCGCAAGCCGAAGCTGCGCCTCGATCTGCTTTCCGGCGTCGACCAGGCGGAGGAATTCACGCGCCGAAGCTATCGTGGCGTAGCCCGCGGCGATGGAGCCGAGCCGGCGAACGATGGCGGCGCCGGAGCGCGAGAACTGACGCTCGAGCGAGACCACGCGCTTTTCCTGAGCGCCAAGGCTCTGCTCGGCGATCCGGGTTGTGCTGCGCAGGTTCGCGACGTAGCGGTCGTTGCGCGCGATCAGCTCAAGGATTACAGGGTCGACCTCGGCCATGCGGGCGACGCTATGCCCGCCGGTCCTGACCCGTTACCGCCGTCAGGGGAGTGTGATGAAGACATGCCCGGCCTGCCGCAGCGCCATCAACGTCGATGCGACCCGTTGCCCGCGGTGCCAAACCGATTTCGACGGAGCTGCGATGGAGGCGGGAAGGGCGGAAGTCCGAGGGCGAACGCGGCGAAAGCTGATCTTGCTGGCCCTGCTGTTCGCTGGCCTCATTGCCTGGTTGGCCTGGCCGGGTAACGTGGAGCGCTTGGGCGAGGCCGTCGCCGAGATGGAAGCTAGTTGACCGTCCCGTTAACCCTCTCACGCAGCCAGTCGGACACTTCCGGCTTCGACGGCTCCATGCTTTCGGCGCGGGCCTCCATCGCCTCGAGGTAGCCGGACAGCGAAAGATCGTTCCAGTCGAGCCCCATCTGCCCGCAATTCGACAGGATCAGGCCTTTTCGGAAGGGCTCAAATCGCCGGCTTCGGCTTCCGGCTCGCTCGCTTTTTTTTTGAGCGAGACGCCCCGGATCGCGGCGTTGAGGATGGCCCACGCCACCGGGATCGTCTCGGCAAGCGGGCGGCCGTCGACGTAGTTGTCCACCAGCGCCTTCGCGTCGAGTGGGCTGACCTTCTCGACCTTCTCGCCGCGCCGACACTCGCCGCCACCGATCGCGGCGCAGCGGATGACCTCGTAGACGTCGCGGATCCTCGCCGCGCCACCGCCGATGAAGCGGACCTCGTCGGAGCCGGGCATCATGCCGAGCGCCTGCCCCATTTCGTCATGCATCTCGAGGATGGACTTGTTGCCGCACAGCCGCTCGACTTCCTCGACGCGGCTCATCGGCAGCCAGAAGCGATACTCGTCGGCGTCGGCGAATTTCAGGTTGATTGCGGTGTCAGGCATCGCTCAGCCCCTTACGACGGCGAATCCCAGGTCAGATCGTCCTCGCCCGCGAGCGTGAGGTCGATCGAACCATCCTCGCCGACTGCGGTGGAGCGCGAAGTCAGCATCGCCGGGCCGGTAGCAGTGGCGATGATCGTGCCGGCGTCGGTTCCGTCGCGCTGGCCGAATTCGATCTCGTAGTTCCTGACCACGCCGAGGCAGCCGGTGAGCAGATCGACCTGCGCGAGGTTGGCCACGCCGGCGCCCGAAATGTCCCACTGCTGGCCATCCACGCGCAGCTTGCGCTTCGGGGTGGACCCGGGCTTGGCGCAGTCGCGGCGGAAGCGGTCGGTGGTGTTGACGGTCTCGTTGATCGTGACGCTCTCGATCCCGCAGAGAAGGGTGAAATTCTCGGTCGGGGTCGCGCCGTCGCCCACCTTGAGCAGGACGAAATCGGCTTCGGTCGGAAAGCTCATTTGCGGGTCTCCACGGCCATGTTCGCCGGGAGACTAGCCCTCCGCCGGGGGAGTAGTTACCGCCGTCAGACCGGACAGCCCTGAGCCCTCTGAGCCGCGGTCAGTTGAGCCCGCCGGGCTTCCGCCGATGCGAGCGCTTTCTTCTTGTCGCGGTGGTTGCCGTAGCCGAAGTCCATCCAGAACGACGAGGCCGTGCGCGCGTCCCAGTCGTCCTTCTCGTCGATCACGGCGCGGAACTCGTCGACCTTGCGCTGTTCGGCCGCGAGCTGCTCGCAAGAGAGCCCGGCAACCGGGGTCAACTGCATCCTCCCGAAATCCTTCGTCGCGCATCCCGAGACGACAACCCCCAGCGCGATCACAACCGCAATGCTACGCATCCTCTCCCCCTTTCGTGTGAACGATCCGCATCTTGCCGCGGCGAAACTCCGCGGCCGTCGGCGCCGATGCCTGGACGAACTCGCACCGCACCGCGTGGGCCTCGTCACCATGTCCGCCGGCTTCAAGGTCCGCCGCGATCCTGTCTATTTCGGAAGCGTCGAGCGCGCCCTGTCGGCAGAGCTCGCGGATCAGGGCAAGGACGATCGGGTCCACGGCGCAGCAGCATACGCCACCAATGCCTAGGCCGCAACGACCCGCGCCTGCACGGTGGCGAACCAGTGGAAAGCGTCGCTGTCGGCGCCGTCAACGAGCAGTTGCTGGTCGGAAAGCCGATAGCGCAGCCGGACATCGTTCGGCGCGTCGATCGTCACGAAGTCGGCCTTGTCGTCGAGCGCCTTCTCGATCTCGGCGCCGATGCGGGAGGCGTGATCTTCCGCGGTCTCAATCACCTGACCGGAACCGTTCTTGCGCGCCCGGGCGAAGGCGTGGACCGGCAGGCTCACGGTCGCGCCGTCGAGGCAGGCACCCTTCAAAGGTGTCGCCGAG